CGTGGTCTGTAGTAGCACTCACAGCAGTTTGGGTTGTCGTCATCACTGATGGGTCCGTAGTTATTCGGTCCAGTGACTCGAGGTCATTCCCTGCTGGAGTATCTACATCCTTTGTCAGCATTTGGTTGATATGGTCAGCGTGGTGCTTCCCCATCTCTTCCTTCAGTACTTGGCGTACATCTCCGAGACCATCGTCCTTATCAGAAAGGAACATGGACACTTCGCTCAGGTCGAACGAGTGACCAATGGTCTTCGGCTTTGCGGCCACATGTAGGAAGTCAGGCTTCGTGGTTTCGGGCAGTGTGGCATTCTCAGCCAGACCTCCGCCAACATCAAACGAAGGCTTGGAGGTTATGATTCTCCACCCACTTCGCTCCCACGGCTTCTTCGGTAGAATGCTGAACGCGTTGAACTCTTGGTTCAACTGCGACCAAACCTTCCTGCCGTAGATTGCCTGGTAGGTACCAGCCGTAGTGCTCAGAAGCGGTGCATCCGCCTTGAGTATGTCTCCACTGCTGTATGTGTACCCAGTCAATGCGGTACCACCGTAGTAGTATCGCTCCATATCTTGTATTGTCCTTACATAATTACGCGCCATCAGTTATCACCCCTTAGAGCCGTATGTGCTAGTCGGTGGACATCGTCCCACGACAAGGCAGCCATCTCGGTTGTCTCAGGAATAGTTACTGTAGTCGTATCCTCTGACTTCTGGAAACTCTCTCCAGACTCAGTAGATATGTTCTCAATCCTGTCACTCAGGGCAAGAACTGCCTTCTGTAGGTCCTGAAGAGGACCACGGGCATCGAATGATGACCTTTTGGTCTCATCCTGACTATCATTAATTTCTTTCTGCAATCTCAAGGAGAACTCATTACCAAGGTCTGTCTTGAACTGCTGCTCGAGAGCAGCGGCCTTGTAGACCTCATAAGCCTCCTCTATCTGGGATTGAGTAACCATCTCACGGTTGATGAATTCGTCGGTCTTGATAACCGTCTTATTACCACTTGGAGCGGAACCCATATTCATCTTGGGCCGCTTACTAGAGTCGTCCTCTCCAGCACCTTCAATACTACCTTGACCTCGGTGGTCGTAGCCATGGGCGCCTTCTTGGAGGTAAGCCTTCTCGACTCCCTCCTCTGTCTCAAAGTGACCGCGAGCAGCCGATGGGTCATACCCAGCGGACTTCACAGTCGACTCGAGCCACTGGAGGTACTCTGTGGTAATCACATCGTCCATTTTCTCAGTTTTCTCAGAATCCTCAGACTTTTCGTCTTCGTTATCTTTCGCTACACTAGCCTTTTCTTTGTCTTCCTTGTCTGCATCTTCGTTAGCCTTCTCAGCCTTCTCATCTGCAGCCTTCAAGGCAGCCTCTGTCTCATCAACATCGTCTAGCCTCTTGGATAACCTCTCCAAGACATCTTGTAGTTCTGTCATCGCATCTGTCATTTTTTCACCTTTTTCTATATTTTCAGTTTTATCCTCTTTGAGGATTCGGAATTGGGCCTCCGGGTTGATGCCCTTCTCGCAGATGGTAACTTCATGCAGTTCCATTCTGCGTATTTCTCGGTAATCTCCTCTCTCGGAGTTACTCTTGTTGACACGCTCAAAAGCCTGCCCACCTATTGAAAATGATTTGAGGTTACCCTTACGGATTTCTGCAGCCACCTCTCGGGCCTTCTCTATGTCATCACGGAGTTGAATAACTACAAACATGCCAGTATCATCTACCTCTGACTTCCACACTCGACCACTACTGTCTGAATATTCAGGAATGACGCTCCCCACTTGGATGTTGGAATGTGCTAGTTGCACATTCCTAAACCCTGGAGAACCCATGAATTTCTTGAATGCTTCTCGGAGTGCTTCCTTGGTTATCAGGTCACCTTGTTTGTCAACCATTTCAACCGAGGCATAGCCAGCAACAACTAGGTCCCCAGTCCTACCTTTGATGAGGATAGGATTGTCTAGCGGTGCTTCCATCATGAGCATTATCCGAAGCACATCTTCTTATGGTATATGAATCACACGGAAGAATTTGTATGATAATCTTGAGAAACAGTCAAATGGTCAGCCTTCTTCTTCTTCTTGGCTGGGTGTGCATCAGGGCAGTCCTCCATCTTGTGACCCATACCCTGTTTGCACTCGTCTCCTTTCTCAGCACCACACCAACACGCCTTAGGTTCAGACTGTCTAGCAGCAGGGTCATGGTCAGGTAAATCGTATGGTTCAGTTACCTTGGTAGGGCCACGAGGAGACTCAACTGGAGTTGCATAATCAATACCTAGAGCCTTGGGTCCAGTCATAGTGACCTTCTCTTTCAACATACCCTCAACTGCCTCAAGAGCCACTACCACAGTTTTCACAACTTCAGGGTCTTTCAACAACCTATCCTTCTTAGGGATGACCTTCTTTGGCTTCTTATCGTGGTTAGCAGGAGGTTCCGGCTCTATGTCTTCCTTCTCACTCTCTCTCTCTGAGCGCAACAACACAGCAGCCAATGGTGACCAATAATCCATCTGACTCTCAACTATTCTCAGTGTATAGTCATCAGGGGTGTCCACCGCTTTCAGGGCAAAAGCATTACCATAAGGTTCAGTATCATATACTACATGGCCACTAGGTACTTCGATATGTATGGACCCTTTCTTAATCCTGACTTTGTGAGGTATGTTCCCTTCTTGTCTGTTACGCAAGATGTCTAGAGTCTCTACACTATCAGTAGCACCACCCTCACAGTCTTTCACATACCTAGGAGCGTTGAGACGATAGACAGAATATCCTCTGCGAACAGAATGAGAGATACCTGATGTTTTAACAGTGACATACATACCCTCCTCCAGCCCAGAACGGGATATAGTACCAACATCCATGTAGTAGTCACCATCATATTTGACCCCTCTATTACCAATAGCCTTGCCATCTTCATCATAAAGTGGACCTATACCCACTAGATGACTATCATCACTGGAGGAAGAAATTATCAACACATCAACATGCTGGTCGGGAGTAAGCATCACCCACTTAGGATGTCTAGTCTCCCCTCTCATGTAGGTAGATTCAGCATCTCTGAGAAGAATCTGTTTCACCTTAGGCTCTTTGAGCAAGTCCTTAACCGCTCTCTTCAGACCTTCTCCATCCACTCTCTTGGTATTCACAGGCGCAGGTGTAACAACTCTCTCAGTAGACTCGAAATGAGCACGAAGATGTCTAACCCTATCCTTAGTAGCACGATTGCATAAGTCATCATCTTCACACTCTAACAAGTCTACTATATGCAAACTATCTTCATCCCATATAGCGTCCACTAGGAAGTCCTTATCATGGGCCTCCACTACCCCCCTCTTGACTTCATTGGGTAGAGAAACAGCCTTACCCTCAGAATTCCTAGCCTTGACCTTCTTCCCCTTCTTCTCCACGATTACTCGAGTGCCGTCAGCCCAAGAAGTCACAACCCAATCATCAGAAAAGCCCCTCAGATACTCTAAATCATCCAGTTCAAAAATACGGTGCATGGCTTTAACTGGGACAGGCTTCCCTTTATCTCTGTCCTCCTCCTTCAGAAGAAGGTCCACATCAGTGAGAACATCTAGGGAGGTAAGCAATGGGTCACCTTCAGCGAGACGAGTATCGGCCTCCACTTGAGGATTTGGTTTGTTCATACATAAATCCTGCCCAAAGGCAGAATTGATTACCCCTACATCATAATTACGAAAGCGAGCATTGAACACCTCTCCAGTATTTGAGTAGGCATGGTCCTTCTCATACTGGGTAATTGTTGGTCTATCTCTAGAAGGGTCATCCCATGGGCCACTTACACCAATATCGAAAGCGTTCTCTTCAGCACCCCTCATGGTACTAGGGGCTTTGGTAGACTCATTACGAGACCCTACATTCAACCTAAAGTGTATTGGTTTGGCATCACCATACAGATGCTGACCATGAACACCAGTCATATCCGGAAGCCACAGACCCCCATAATGCTCTTCATTGGGGCGAGTACCGTCTTTATTCAACTCAACATCGTCCCCAATGATAGCCGGACGAGGTTTCCTAATGCTCCAAGGCTTTATTTCATAATCATCATTGACAGGGGCTTTTAGGAAAAGTAACCTGGTATACTCACGAGTCAAATCACCTCTATCATCTAAGTCCAGTTTATCATGAGGTCTGTGTTCAGGTAGTAAATCATCCTTCTTCAAATCCCGTATGATTAGTTTCATGACAGGCTGGAGGGCAGTCAATAGATTATTGAAATTGATGGCCTCCTCTGGTAATTTGGTAACCTCTGTAAGATGGTCACGCAAATCTAATGCCATTTTGGCCCTAAGTCCTCTCCTAGCCAACTCTATGTTCTTAGCCTTCTTACTAGGAGTAGCGAATTTATTGTCACCCTCTTTGATGTAATGGATGGGGTCCCAATCTGGGTCCTCAGAATCTTGAGTACCGAGATGGTGTTGTGCCACCCTGATGTTAGCCCTGTGCTCATTACCCTTACCAGTCTGAGTAAGTTCAGATACTCGAGGCTCTACTGGTTGCTTTCTACCTGTATCATATAACTTCCCAAACAACGAAAAATGAGCATCAATAGCCTTTCTCAATGCATCTGCCATCTCTGGGTTGTCTCTCTCTTCAGCCCAATACTTATGAGTGTAGGAACGCAATAGATTCAAACCTTCAACATCTCTACCCTTACCTTCGTTGTAAGCATCATTGAAGGGGTGCTGGTTATCAATTTCTTCAGATAATCCCCAATGTCCGAAGTCGTATCGTGTATCACTATCTAGACCTGGGTGGAGAAAAGCCTCTCTTTCTTTATCAGTGAATTTGAACCCTTGTCTCTCAAGATGATGCAATAACTGGGGTCTACTCTCTATATGCGAGGAGTCTGCATACTTCGCGGCCTGGTCTATGAGATAACAAAGGTGAGCATATTTTGTACTATCACTACCTATATCTGCTGGGTCCCCCGTCTGTTGAAGGTAGTTGTCTATGAAATGCTTCAACTTGTATTCAGCCCTATCCTCATCAGTGAAAGAGTCACCTAGATAGTGGTCAAAACCTTCAGGTTCATGCTCTGAAGCGACTCTGGCTATCAAGATTGGGAGCACTGCTTTGATTGCTTGCTGTCTATCACCAACAGCCCTAATCAATAACTCATGCCCCCTAGCAATATCGTCTGACTGCTCTACCTTCTCTTGAGGTACTGGCATCTTAGGTGCTATCTCACCAGCCTTACGACGCAATTCTAGTATTTCCCTAGGGTCATTATCAGGATTCCTCCCCAATAGCATTGCATAGTCATCTTTCATCTTAGCAGGGTGCTCTCCGATGAAATATGATTTTCCCCCATCCTCTATGACACAGTCAGGCTTCTCTTCCCCCTCTCTTATGGGTATAACCATCCAAGGACTATCTTCTAGTTCTCTGTCCTCGTAAGTACCCCATATATTGAACGGTCTATTCCATTGGGGAGAACCTTTCAACTTCTTGGGGCAAGGGGTGGCTTTGTCAGGTATGTCAAGCATTCTGACATTGTACCCCTCATCCTTCTTCAGAGATATCCTATATTCCACCTCCCCTTCGTCATTGGTGGTCTTCTCGATAGGATAGAGGTACTTACCGTCAGTGACCTCACGGTGGTCTCTCCAATTAGTCTCATCAGTGAACAGACCCAAATGGCCAGCCAAACTACCTTCACTATGAGGATGTTTTTGGCTTTGTAACCATTCATCATATCTATGGAGCCATTTATCACCCCACTCCTGAGGCTTATCTACAACTAGGTGATTTTTCCCTTCATGCTCAAACTCCCAAGCAGGTGTGGAACCATGACCCAACAGAGCCGAGAGCAGTAAACCTGACTGACCCGCTTCGAGACCCTTGTTGGTATGAACCCCTGCACGATTAGCAACAGAGTGTGTTAGACCACCACCTCTATTACCATGAACAGGGTCTCTAGTTGAATCCCCAACACCAAGCCTAGCGTAGTCTTTACCGTGGGCCATATTCACCAACATATGTCTGATAACCCTAATTGGGAGAGTAGCACCTCTTATGAGATGGGGTAAGATGGCCCCACTTTTCTTATTTGAGCCTCTCAAGATAGTAGCAACTCCTCCCATCCTACGAATACCATCAAGCCTTCTATCTTCCATCTCTTTCAAGTCAAACAAAGCATCCTTAGTCTCGTCACTAATCTTCTTACCCTTGGATTGTAAACTCGAGACCAATTTTTCATGGGGCGATAACACTCCTATCTCTGACGCGTTTCTGAGGAATACAGCGTCCCTCAGACCGAAAATGTGTGGGAGTAACCTGAATATCCTTTCACTGCCGGCCCTTCTACCATGAGGATTAGTACTCTCATCGAACAGTCTAGCCTTGTATTGGGATGAGCGCTCATCGTTCGTAGAGATATTGAATGAATCAGCCCTCTCTGGTGAGTCCGGTTTTATACCCTCATCCTTCTCTTCTTGGAGTAACTCCCCCATCCGAAACTGCAGTACTCTACTAATCAACTCCTCTTTGGATAAATCCAAATCCTCCAAATGACCATAAGATTTGTCAAAGACCGATTTCAGTGTATCACCCATGATATCCTTTCTCAGGTAAGCATCAATCTCATGGGCTAGTAGAGACATATTTTTGAGACCAAGGCCTTGCCAAGCCTTAGGAGTAGCACTATTACCAATCCCCCTGAGCCAATCTCTGTATTCCGGACTATCTATTTCTGGAGGTTTAGTATTGTAAGTATCAAAAAGTATCAAATCTCTGTTTGAAATTGTCTCCCCCATCCAAGGTGCTAGACAAAACACTATTTCTCCTATATCAGGGCCTTCTAGATTGTAACCAGTATGACCTAGACTAGCATGCCAAAGCCAAGTAGGGCTTCTTTCTCGACTAGTAACTTCCTCATGAGGGGCAGGACCTTCCCCCTGTACTAAGGGTTCTACAGCGAAATACTCATGAGCAGCGTTTCTCAGGTAAGACAGAGCCATACCCCTAATGAAACCATCAGGGTCTTCATGTAACCAGTGCCGAAATCTATGCACAGCACTTGCTTGGTATTTGGGAGGGATAAAAGGGACACATTTCTCCCTGAACTCGTCCATCGGTGGCTTGTCGAAATCCCAGTTAGCAGGGACTCCATTCCTATCATCCCACTCTAACCCCTCTGTTGATTTAACATGAGCCGCTATACTCTTGGCCTTAGCCCTAATATGCTGATATAGACTGTCATACCCTGTCAAATCCGTTTTCTTCTTCAACCACTCAGGGTCCATCTGTATGGCATGGGCTTTGGCAAGACCAGCAGAAATGATGCTTCTTCTCATATTAGCCCCTGTGTCAAACACAGGTGGTAAGAAGCCCCTGTTACTGGTAGTATGAGCCATAAGATTCTGAGCGATTGCCGACCAATTTCTACTAAAGGCAGTGTGCATATGGTCCAGCAACTCATCAATTCTCATTTTACCCATATGCTCGTCTCTGGAATCATGCCTCTCTTGGAAGTCCTTCTCTATGTCATGGTCAGGGTCGTTAACAGCATATCCTAGGAACTCTGCCATAGCATACTGTCTTGCTTCTGGGTCTCCAAATTGAAGGCCTAGAAGATAAGGGAACAGGCCTACACGGTCATGTGCTTCGTCTCTCATTCTACGGAACTCTGTATCCATCAACAATTGCGACCTACTATATCTCTCATTGACAGTCCCATCTGGGTTGAGTAATTGTGTGGCTATGTAATCATCATGCTTTGACCCTATGTCAGACTCTAGAATAAACCAATCAGAGAAGAGTCTCCGTTTTGCTTTCTCACTCAATTCACTACTAATGTGGGGTTCAATTTTATTTGACCATCTTTCATAAGATTCTTCCACCACTCTACTCCAGGTGTCAGAAGAAGGTAATTCATCCCCAACCACATTTCCCTTCCTATCTATGGCCCTGTGGTAATCTAAATGAGTATCTGTCCTTTTACCGGTTGCATATTTCAGACTCCTGCCTTTACTCTCCAGATTCTTCTGGGTAACTTTCTTATCTACCTTTTTCACAAAATGGTGAGAATCAGGGTCGAGGAACTCAGAGTGGAAATTGAAAAATGAATCTGAATCTTCTGAAGTAGGCCTGAAATCACTGAATATCCCTAAAGCCTGTATTGGGTCAGCCATCTTATCATCCTCAGGGGGATGAGGTCTTCCTGTCATAATCCTGACATAGTCACCATAAGTTATCCCATTACCATTGGGAATCAACTCATCACCCTTCTCCTTCAACTCATCAGGGGTATACTCATGAAGCACTCGGTAGGTATTTCTGATATCCTGCGCTGTCATGTTCTGAACTTTACCATCAGCATCAGTGTATCGGAACAACGATTGAATATCGAAATGCCTACTGGGGATTATTGGGGAATTGCTTTGCCCAGCCTCTCTAGTGCCCGGCATCCTCTTAGCACTGTAAAATTCCTGAGTCTCATTTGGTAAGGGCCTCCCCTCGGAATCGTATCCTGCTTGCTTAGGGGGAGCCGTCTTCTGTTCAACCAACATTGGTGTAACCCCGACTCTGGAACCCTTAGGCCCCTCACCCTCATCAAACCTGCTATGGGCCTGTCTGAGCCTCTGGAGTCTCTTCTCCCTAGCAGTCAATCCTCTGATTTCTTCAGGTGAGATTTCCGGTTTTTCAGTTTCTGGCCCTACCCGTTCTAGGGCTTTCTCAAGAATATCATCCCATTCAACATCTAGGCCATGGTTGGCCATATTTCTGATAGCGAAGAAAAGGTCAGCAGCGGCTTCATCATCTAGAGTCTGTTGATAGCGTGCCTTGCTGCTTAGGAAATATTCCTTGGGGCCTTCACGCACACCATCACCACCGCCTTATCACATGCCTTGTTGTAGACCTGCTGGAGGGGCAGGGGTACCACCATTCATACCATCACCTAATTGGGGTCCATCTCCACCACCAGTAACCAACTCCTTGAGTTTGTCCACTAAGTCAGTTATCTTGGCAGCAAGACCTTCAGGGTCAGAAGGTTCATCATCTCCTGGAGGCATATCATCAGGGAGTCCACCAGCACCCTCGTCTCCCGGTGGGGGCATGTCAGGAGAGGGGACTTCGTTTGGTGGACCACCTTTAGCCCCACCAAGTATCGCATCTAGAGGCGATGCTTTCTCGATACATGAGACATTTTTGCATATACCACCACTACAAGACACACCACAACTAGGGCAAGCCTTCTTGAGTATAATTTCAATCTCCTTCCTAAGGTCAGAAGGAGGCTTACCTACACTAGAATGAGTGTAGGAAGAAGGGGGGTGTGGGTCTCCACCGGAAGGGTTCTCGTGAGCATCTAGAGTAGAACCTGTCTGATGGGGGTTAGCATTGATGAATTTCACATTCTCACTGGTAGCACCCTTATTGGTAACATCCTCTGAATCACCAGGCAACTCTTGATTAGTATAGTAGTGATTCATAGGGGCTTCCTCTACCCCTGTGATATTACGAATCTGAGAATTATCCATCTCTAACTTCTCAATCATACTGCCTGCTTTCTCTACTAGTTCATCCACATCTGGGGCATGCTGCCCTGCTTCTACTTGCATTGGTTTCATTGGTCCACCGACCTTCCTTCTGCTACTGCGGCTTGGTCTGCCATAGCGTGAATCTCATCCCAACCCATATCGTGCCAATCTGCGTTATCAACAGGGGGTTCTACCATAATCCCATCTACCATAATGGCAGCCTTCTCAATGACCTCATTTCTTTCGCCCCTGAGAGGGTCACCCCATACATCCTCAGTTTCGGGAGTTGAGGCCCTAACATAGCCAGCCTTTTGTAAGAGCATTGATGGGTCATTCAGCATTTTTCTAAGTTGCAGGTTCTGCTCTTGTAGATTACCAATGTCACCATCCATACGCTCCATCTTAGTGATGAGAGCATCGACTAGATTAGTGACCTCATTACTCATTGCCCATCAACCCTCTGGCCGAACCCATGTTGGGGTCTCCAATCACTCTGGATTCCATCAGGGCCGATATATCCCATAGGGCGGTCACCCTTGATTAGAGCACCTTGGTCCTTGAACTCCATTACAGGGGTACCACCAGCATAGATATCATTTACACCAGTTGTAGATTCACTCTCGGTTTGTGACTTGTAAATTGATGTCACATCTTCTGCTAGGAAATCACTAGTTTGGCTAAGTGCTCTGAGTAGTTGCTGTGCTGACACAAGGTCATCATTTTTCAGAGCCATTTTGAACTCTGCCATTGTTGTTTCCAGTTTTCTGACCATAGGGTCCAACTTGATAATCGGCTCAGTCATGGGTGTCGCATACCCCCTCTACACTTCAATCTATCGTGGCAAGCCACCTTTCTTCTTGCCCCCCAAAGCGTTGGCTCCGGCTTGTTTGGCATCTTCTATAGCATCCAAAGCCTGTTCTATAGGAGTTTTCTTACTACCCCTCTGTTGTGTCTTAGTTGCCCCAGTAGTTGTACCTGATTTCGCATCCACTCGCTTGACAGGGGCTATCCGACCATGTCTCAAGCCTTGGCTCTCAGAATCTGAACCTGCCCCTACACTCTTTCGAGTCACCATAGGCATCCTACGAGCATCACCTGGATGGAACATATGCTGACTAGGTGGTCTAGCAGCAGGCCCTTGACCTCCCCCTCCCGGTGGAGGCGCTACTGGGGCGGCACCACCACCTGGTGGCATGACCATTGGGCCTCCTCCCATCGGTGGCATTCCTCCCGGTGGGGGCATAACACCACCACCTGGAGGTGGTGGCATCATACCAGGTGGTGCACCCCCTGCCTCAGGAGGAGGAGGCATAGCCCCACCTCCACCACCTTGTTGCATCGCTGCTTGTTGCTGGGCGGCCAGTTCTTGTGGGTCAGGCTTCTTGTAAACGAATCTAATATCTCTACCTGCGTCTTCAGTGAGTTCAGGCTGGAACCCTAATTGGGCCATTCGCTGAGCGATATTGACCTCTTGCTCATCTCTTCTCAGACGAGTGACTTCATCTTCTTCCTCATTCGGATAGAGCGTCATCTCCCAATCTGTTACTCCCATTTCTGAGAAAAGTCTAGGGAAGATATCACGAGAGTATAATTTCTGGCCAAACTCCACAGCACGATTAGTAACTAGTATCTGAAGTCCCTCGTTGTTGAGACCACCACCCTTACCAGAATCCATCATGAAGATGTTTGAAACCCCATAGAATGCTGCTATACGCATGCGTAGTTCATCACGGACTGCACCATACTGCATCTCGTCTAGAGTATCCATAAATCTGACGAACTCTACACGACCTCTCCCTGTAGCAGACTCCACACCTACCTTAGGGATGTAGTTCGGGTCACGCTCCATCTTCTCCTCAGCACCTTTCCAGAACGCTGCAGTAGATTGGATGTTATCGGTGGTGATGGACAATACACCTCTCGGAATCCTACGCTTCTGATAAGCCAGATACATGTAATTGTCCATGGCTGTCAATGTCATAGCCTGTCTCCACATAGTGGCTACTGGACTACGACCGTATAATTTGGAAGGACTGAACTTGGAAACATGAACAATTTCACCCTCGATATAGTATTGGGTCTTACCAGAACCAGCAGTATTGATAAAATGCACATCCTGTAAATCAAGTTTGCAAACCTCACACTCCTTATCCTCTTCTGAGTACGGGTAGGTCTTATCCCTATGAACTGGACAAACCAGATACCTACCACCTCTAGTCCCTCTCTTGTCTGCTACAATCCTCATGAAAGTAGGGTCACCTCTCATTATTTCCTTGACCCTGAAAAAGTCAATCTTACCATTGTCAGGGTTGAGGAAGTATTCCTTGATGAGAACTATGAAACCATCATCTACGATATCCATGTCCCATTCGACCTCTCTCAAGACATCAGTAAAGGACTGGTCCATCCCATTCCTTTGCTTGACGAACCATCGAGGGTACAATATCTGGTCTGCCTCTGGGGACTGGAAATCAGTACCACCGCATATCCTGCATTCAGATATAGTATCATGCTGGTACTCCTCCTCACATTGTCCACACTTCTTGTGGAACTTTTTCTTCCAGTAATGACCCCTCCTGAATATCTCCTGACAGAGGGTGTTGATTGTGGTTCTGAGAATGATACTCTCTTGCACTGTGGCATAGAGGGCTGGTATGCTCACACCCTGAACTAGGACAGGCTCCTGTATGCCAGCCTTCCAAAGAGGCATTATCGGCTCAGGAGTAGTTTTCTTTCTACGGCTACCAGTTATTCTGTCAATAAACCTAGCAACCATACCCTTGTCATCTTCACCAGCCATCAGATATCACCTACCAACCTACTCATATCGTCAACAAGCCTGATGACCTCGGGGTCACTCCTACCCCACGAGAGGACCTCTTGTTCATCAACATTCCACTCGTCAAGCATTTCATCAGACTTGACATCTTTCCAATTCTCCCACTTGACTACCTTGTAGAGTTCATCCCTACGCTTTGTAATCATATCACCATTACGGCCTCTCAAATCAAGAAGTTGCAAAACACATTCAGCCTGCTTCTTCTTCAATCTGAGATGGGGTTTGATGCCTACCAATAATTTTCTTAAATCATCACCACTATAGAATTGCAATCTGTGCTGGCTTCTCTTACTGTTTTCATGCACCTTCAAGTCTAACTGTAGAATACCACAATTCAGTAAATCATGTATCTGCTCACAATGAGCACGACCCCTCACCCCAGTGGCTATAATCCCTGCGCGAGGCTCACCCCGCTTCGATATAGTGATATAACCATCAGCATCCAAGAAACCTGCTGTGTATGCCCAAGGGTCCTTGATGACACTAGAAGAGTCTGTAGGTAACAATTCCCATTTATCTTGGTGCTTGGTGATATTGTACTCAAGCCCATAGGTCTTGAGTAGAGCACTCAATTTCTGAACTGAGAATGACTTATTCCTACCATCTAAATGAGACATGTTTTCCAGAAGGGTTCTAGAATCCATAG